CGCAGGGGACGAAACAAACGTTAACGGTGTTGCGGTTGTAGCAGCCAACGGCCGTGTGATCATCATCATCGATGGATCTAATATGTTCCACAGCACAACGTACGACACGCCAGTTGAAGCAGTCAACCCCTTGTAACACACGTAACTCAGTTTGGTGGTTGGCATGACAGTAGTTGATCGTGGGGCCCCTACTACATACGATCCGAGCGGTGCATTTCGCAGGTAATCAAGCACTAAGTCGATTGTTTGATCGAACGTGGTATCCACTAATTCATCACGACGTGTACGCTTTGCGTCCATTCTACGTATATATAAACAATATAGTAATTTTTTGTGGATTACTGTTTTATGTATGTTGTAAGTTGATACTACTGATTGAAGATAGTAGACTCATGTGGACCGGCAGTTATATCTTTCACATGCTCACGTAATTGTTGCCGTCCGAGTTCTGTTTGATTTCCTGCGATGCGCTGTAAATAATAAAGCACTCCATACTGTTAAACATTGGATGCAGTCAAAGGGTCTTAGTCTCTTTACTAAAGGGATTTTGAATATGCGCTTTAGTATGATATGCCCATTAAATACATTAATGAAATAATAAGCAAAGGTAAATGCGGCTATGGCATAATATACATCTTAATTCTTTTTTTACTTTGTTGGTAATATTGCAAACGTGGTTAACTGGTATTCCGTAATACTCTGCTACTTTTCTATTGCTTCCTAGTTCTACGTATTTATTAAATATTCTTATTTCGTGGTCTGTTTCAATATCTATGTTATTTTTTGTGAGTGCTTTTGTTGCCTCGGCTGCTAAACTCTCAGGGATTATCGGTAAATCAAGTTGACTATTAAAATACTCAACTGCCTTTAATAAATCACTTTTTTTATACTTATAATAAAATTCACTTGTCTTAGATGTAGCCATAAACCAACATATCTTTATAGCATATCGTAATAAGTTATTAGAGGCGAATAAAGCTGCTATCTTATCACAAGGCTGAAGTAGTAAGCTAACTGCTATTTCTTGTCTTAAATCGTCTTGTATTGATTCAGGCTTTGTTTTGCTTATCGCTTTTATTAGGTCAGGATGTTTATATATCTCCAGGACAATATCATTACACTTGTTCATCTAACCATTTTTGTGTTTCCTCAATTCCATTTCTTTTAATACTTAATGTTGGGTCAAGTTTAAGCATTCTGTTTACTATCACTTGGCAGTACTTAGGGTCAAGTTCCATTACAAATGTTTTAATGCCTTTTTGTAGTCCAGTTGCTATTGTTACTCCACTACCTCCAAAAAAATCAGCAATTGTTTTTATTTCATCTTTAGTTTTTTCAATACACCATTCAACTAATTTAATTGGTTTTTGTGTTGGGTGTACCCTATTGGTTTTTTCAGATGCTTGTGTAAATTGCCTTACAACACTTCTTATATTAGTCCAAGCAAGTTCGCAATCCGTTTGGTCGCTTCCTCCATTATTTTTATCCCAAACTAACCAACATTCGCTATCAGGCAAAGCAGAAGAATAATAATTAGCACCCCACCAAATATGATGTGATTTAGGATATAATGAATAAATTAAATTAAAACTATCTACTGCTACATCAGTATTGTCATCACCTAAAATGTCATTTCCATATCTTTCTTTTAAAACTCCGCTTTTACTAACTGCATTCATTCCGTATGGAGGGTCAGTATGTATTAAATCTGGAATAATATCATACATTAATTTATTAATATGGTCAGCATCAATACTGCTTCCGCATAATAACCTATGCTCTCCAATCTCAAATAAATCTCCTATTACAATATCAGTTTCTAATCCACCATCCGGCACATCAAAGTCATCTTCTTCTGCTTCTACTTCTTTATAATCAAATATAGGTAAATCTAATCCCCAACCTTCTAACTGCTCCATATCCCATTCGTTTGCTAACATATCCCAATCATTATCGCCAAAACCTATATTGTCTTTAATAATAAATTCGTTCTGCTTTTGTTCGCTCCAGTCAACTACCTCAACGTTAACTTCTTTATATCCGCATTCAATCATAGCTTTGTATCTCATATTACCTCCAAGTATAACCATATCTTTATTAACTACAATAGGTCTTACTGTTTCCATTTCTGGAAACTCTTTGATTGACTTTACAAGTTTTTTAAACTTATCATCTTTAATTAATCTTGGATTCTTTGGATTGCTTTTTACTTTATCTACCTTAACTTTTATCATTGATTAATTTTTTAATGTAAAATACTGAATCTAATAATTCTTCGTATAAATGATTTAATAGTTGTAAGTTGTTTAAATCTGCATTATCTAAAGTAGTTCCGTAGGTTTTAATCCCTTTGGCTTCTCGCTTTTGTAAGTCTGCATTAATCTCGTCTAATAAGTTCATTGTGTTTATCTTTTAAAAATTGCATATATTGTTCTTTATCACCCAAATCAAAATGGCATTGCCTGCACAATGCCATAAGGTTTTCAATTAAATCTTTATCTTTGCTGCCACCCATACCTCTTGCTTCTATATGGTGGATGTCAACTGCACGATTATCACATACCTCACAGGCAACATAATCATCTTGTCCATAACCAAAATACTTTAAATATATTTTAGTGTGGTTTTTCAAAATGGCATATCATCTTTAGAATAAATAGCAAATGAATTATCGTTTGTATTTACTTTTGCTTTTGGTTCAAAGTCATTTAAAGTAATTTTTACATTCTTGCCGTACTGGTCCGGTTCAGCATAAATATTAATATTTACTTTAACATACCTCTTGCCATTGTATTCATAAGAATGCTCTAGTGCATCTGTGATACATAGGCTTGAACTTAGGAAAGTTTCATTAATTTTTTTTCCGCTTCCTAATCTAATTGCTTGTTTTTTTTCTGTACTCATTTGTTTGTTTTTATTGGTTTAAGTATTCATTTATTATTTTAATCGTATGTCCAAAGCCTTGCCCAAACTCTGCCTTATATCCCTTGCCTCTTAGCTTCATCATCATTATCTCTTGCTCTTGATGGTGTTCATTCTTTCGCATTGTTCCATCCTTTTTAAACACTACGTTATTAACTGTTTTTAATTCTATAAATAGTCCGGCATAGTTTCCCTTTGGTTCAGCAATAAATAAATCGGGATAAGCATTTGAGAACTGGAGTGCTTTGTGTCGCTTTGCCATCCCTATGCTCATTCGCATTCCTGAACTAAAGTCAGTTCTAAATATAACGTATGGGTATATTTTACGTATGTAGTCGCAAACTAACCTGTGTAAGTCTTTCTCTAACATATAATAAAATTAAAATAAAGTTATTCACATTATTAAAAAAGTTATCAATACTATGTTTGTTTAGTACTCCATATCTTTTCTCCATCTTCGCCCCAATAATGGTCGCATTTACCATCTTTCAAAGGTAATTCCATAAAGTAACTCTGATATAGTTCATCTGCTTTTGCAGTAAACCTGTAGCAATTTTCTTTGTAAGGGCAATGTATTGCACCCTTTTGACCTTCGCATTTTGTTATATCTGTCATAATTATTTATTTTGTAAAGCTATTGGTTTACTTTTTTTACAATTTACTAAGTAGAACTACTAAATTTACTCAATATAACTTCTTAATTTGTAAGAATTAAGTACTTATCTGTGACAGAAAGCACCACAGGAAGTTTCTTTTTTTAAGGATTTATAAAGTGTTTCTATTTCATTAAACATTAATTTTTCTTGTTTACATTCTTCAGCTAACTGTCTAAGACTTTTACCATTGCCCATTATAGAATAATACTTTAATCTTTTATCCTGCATCCCTTCCTCAAACTCAATCATTTCATTAAACTCTTTATTATTTAAATGATACATTGCTCTGTATTCTTTCTCTGATTTAAAGAAGCACATTCTACATCCACCTCTAAGCATATATACTGGGAACTCAGGATGTAGATTATTTAGTTTTAAAATATCTTCACAATCATTTCTATTTAAACCATTTTCAATTAAAGGATAACTATATTTAACATTTGACTTTAATTCTAAGTTACCAGTTCTACCTTCTTCATCTGCATTAAAACCTATCATTAATTCACATTCTCCTTGATTATGTAAAAAGTTATCTATTGGCTCAATCTTAAAAAGTCTTGTACAATATCTTGCTTGACCTGAAGGCATATACTTTTGTTTCTTAGCATAAGCCTCTAATCCTATATGTTTTTCATTATTAACTTTTACTAAATTAAAATCTCCTTTGTGTAATGTTTTTAATTTATCTTCTACATAATTAATTCTTTCATACATTTCATTATGTTCTGCTCCTGTATCACACCATATCGCAGTTGAACCTTTGCCATATAAAATACACATAGTAGTACTTTCTACACCACCGCTAAAGCTAATAAATCTTTTCATAATAATTCTTTAAATTCCATTCTTTCTCCTATAAATTGGAATGGTATATTTTTTAAACTTCCGTGCCTGTTTTTAGCAATCTTAACTATACATTTTCCTTCTGAATTATGTGTCATACCATCAACTTCTATTTCTCTTATTCCGTATGTCTCAGGTCGCATTAAAAAGATAACGGAATCAGCATCTTGCTCTATACCACCGCTTTCTCTAAGGTCTGAAAGTTGAGGCATCTTATCGTTTCTGCTTTCAACTGCTCTACTTAATTGACTTAATGCAAGTACTGGTATATTTAATTCCTTTGCTATTATTTTACATCCTCTACTAATTTCTGCTATCTCGCTTTCCCTGTTTCCTTTCCTATCTACTCCGCTCATAAGTTGCAGATAATCAACGCATAAGAACTCAATTTGGTATTTTCTTTTAAGTATTGCAGCCTTGCTTCTTAGGTCTCTAATGTTTAAACTTGGTGTATCATCAATGTATAATTTAGCTTTTTGCAATCTATCTTCTGAAGCCATTAACATAAACTTATGCGCTTCTGTAAAATTATTATTTCTAAGCAAATGATGTGCAATGCCTGAATCCAAACTAATTAACCTGTTAACTAATTGCTCTCCACTCATTTCTAAACTAAATATTCCTACTGGCTTATTTTGTTTTAATACGTTTAGAATTGCATTAAGCATAAAGGCAGTTTTACCTTGAGCAGGTCTTGCTGCTAAAATAATTAAATCAGGATTAACCCAACCGCTAATGTATTTATTTAAACTCTGCCATCCTGTATCTATTCCTATTTGCCCATTCTCAATTACTGCATCCCTTTCTTTAGCTAAACTCATTATGTAATGCGCCATCCCTTTCTCACTATTTTTATAAATGCTTTCCTGAGCATTTAAAATTTTAGTAGCTGCAGCATTTAAATGGTTTTCAATCTCGCCTTGGTAAGAATCATTAATTAATTCCTGACCTATTACTATTCCTTTTCTTTGCAAATAACATTGCTGCAGAATTAATATCCAATCATTCATTGAACTGCTGCCGGTTACATTATTAGTTAACTTTACTATCTCATAAGCACCGCCAACCAAATCCATTTCTTTTTTATTTGTCAAATATTGTGATACAGTTACAATATCGATAGCACTCATTTTATCATAAAGTCCCTGTATCGCTTTAAATATTAATTGGTTTTTAGTCTGATAAAAGAATTCACTTGTAATTTTAGCTATATATGTATGAACTGAATTCTGTTCAATTAATAAAACTCCTAGAATCCTATCTTCGACATCTTTATTGTTTGGTGGTGTTTTAGCCATTTTAAGCCTGTTTTTAGTTTGTTTAATGTATTCGTTATAGATTCCCTCAAAAGTTATTTTAAATCAAACCTTGATATCTTAAAATGCTTTTAAATGATAGTTATACTTAATTAATAACTAAAATTGTATTAAAGAACTATTTTTGTTAAAAAATCCCCTTTATTTATTTCTTTTATTTCTTTCTTTGCATAAGCCTCCCCATTAGGGAGGGTAATAGCCCCCCCATTTTTCCAACGTAAAGCAGCACCTATTTTACCTTTATCGCTTAACTTTTTTCTTAGTCCTAAATGGTCATTTAATCTCCGAGAAAAGAAACCATTTTCAGCGATTGTAAATAAATTAAATTCTTCAATAACCGCCTTGACTTTTACTTCGTTTGTCTGCATCTGCATTGCTAGAACTGGAGTAATATTTAAAGGTAGAATACCACCGGCTTGTGCTAAGTTTTCAACTAAAAACCAATAAATACCATAACCCTCCATCCCTAACTGCTGCCTGAGAAATAAGATTTTAACATCGTTTGCAGAATTATAATCGTGACTAAAGTAATAACTTTTATTCATTTATTAATATTTTACGTTTGTTATCTTCAAAAGTTACTTCTATTAATCCTGTATCTTTTAATTCGTTTAACCAGTTGTTTACTGTCATTGTAGAAACTTCAAAAGCATCTGCATAATAAGCATTTGATTTATTTGTACGTTTGGTATGGTCAAGGTAAATATAAAAAATCTTTGCCGAATTATTAATTCTATATTCTAATATATCTTTTTTTATGTTAATCATAAGTTAAATTTAAGGGGTGGCGATTAACCACCCCAAGTTAATTAATTGATTTCGTTGTAGATTCTTCTTGAATCTTTTTTGTTTAAAACTGAAAATTCGCCGTACCTGATTGACCTTCCAAACTTATTAGTATGGTTGATAAATCTACAAATGATATTTACCCCCTTTGCTCTTAAGGATGATATCCTAGCAGTAGGGTTTAGAATACCATTATTTACAAGGTTTAAACTTGTTGTGGTTTTCTCAGTAAGTAATAAATTTAATACTTCTGCATTTTGATTTGTTGGTGTTGTCATTTTTTATGGTTTAAAGTGGTTTACGAGGTGTATAATACTGGAATGATGCATTTTTAATTTCTTTCCAATATCGGTTAAAATAAATCCATCTTCTCTTGCTGCTTTTGAAAAGTCAACCCTACGTTTAACAGTTTCGTATTTACGATTATTCTCTGTTAATTGTTCGTAAGTTATATTATTTTCTTTTAAATAATTAATAGTCCAGTAGTCTAAATCATTATAATTTTTAACAAATTCTTTTTTTTCTTTCTCAACTACTTGAATCTTAACCTTTTCTAAAGGGTATCTGTCAAATAATAAAGCAACTTTACCTAAATCATAATCGCTGCAATTTGTATAAATTTGAATATACTTTAAAATTGTTTTTAGGTTATCGGTCATTTGTTAATTGGTTATAAAGGTTATTCATAAATTCTCCTGCCTGTTTAATCTTAGATAAAAGTAATTCCATATCTTCAATATTAGCCTCAATCCTAAAAATAAACATTTTTAAGTTATCTGCAATCTCCGGACAATAAGAAACAAAATCGCAAAACTCACTTTCGGTTATCATCATATCGCTTTGACATTGCCAGTAGTATTGTTTATAGTTTTTCTTAAAATACTCCTGACCTTCTATCAAACCATTGTTGATGTGATTAGTGTAATTATAAGGGCATTTAACCTGTATGATTCCACCGCCTTCTATTAATCCATCAGGAGTGCCACCATATAATCCGGTTATCATTTCTATATAACCGCCGGACTTAATACTTAATCCTGTTTTACCTTCATAGAATTTAATGGCTTCGTTCTCTAATTCTAATCCGTGATTGGTAGCATTAGAAGTGAACTCCCTTTGCACTCCTGTAAGCCTTTCAGCTAACTTTGTAGTTAAATATTCCTTAGTGGTTGCAGATAAATTACCTACTTCAGATTTTAACTTTGGTTCAATCATTAAATTGTAAACGGTTGAACTGGTTATCTTTCCCATTCTTTGCTCAAACCATTCTTTTGAATATTGCTCTATCATTATTTCATTGCTTTAATGGTTAATAAATCTTTGTCTCTTAATACTAAATGCGCTTTTGCTTTCTCAAATACATCCCTTTCGCCTTCGTTATATCTAGCTACTAAAGATATCATTTGTTGGTCTGTCATAAATGGTTTATCTGCTTTGCCGTGGTCGTTTGTTGCATCTGCATCCTTAGTATCATCTATTAAGAATAAACCGTTTAATGCGTACTTTCTTGCATAGCTACTCGATGCGCCAAAGGATTGTGCTATATCCATTCCCTTTCTGTTTGGTTCTATTCCGGCACAGGCAGTAGTATAATAGTTTTCTAAACCATCCGTAAATACTATTCTGCTTTCGCAGTAAATAACTCCACCTGCTTCTTTAATTGAATCGCTGATAATTAGCTGACAATTATATTTTAAAAGTAAAGGTTTAACTGCTTCGAGAATATCCTCGCAGCTTCTGTACTTGTACTTACCAAACGCATTCGTTTGATTCTTAGGTGCTTTTAATTCGCTTTGAATTTTGATTAAGTTGCTCATTTGTTTTTTAGATTAAGTTGATTAAAGTGTTACAAGTTTGGGTTAATTGAATTTTAAATTCTTCTTTTGATATTTGTACAAAGTTTTCTGAATTTATTAAATCTGCTATGTGTTCTGTTGAACCACTAACATTTATACTTTCTTTTCTCCAGTTAG